ATGCTGTCGGAGACGGGCCTACGCTTTCTGCTGGGGCTGGCGGAACTGGCCCGTCCCGTCGTCTCGTCCGGCATCTTGGCCGAACAGCTTGTTGACGAGGCGAGGGCGCTGATCAACGCTGGCCATTTGATTCCCGACGGCAACCGGAAGACCGTTCTGGTAGCCGTCGGCGAATCGGAGGTGGATCTGCCGGTCATGGGCGATGGATCTGGGCAATTCCGATGCTTCCACCCTGATCGGGGCTTCCTGGATGTCGATCCACTGACGTTGGGCACGTTCCGGCTCGACACCGATCGCCTCCCGGAAACCGCGGCCAACCTTCTCGGTATGCCGGCGAACACCAAGCCCATGACGCTGGTGCCCGATCATCTGTGGGATCTGGGGCAGGTTTACCTGACCGCGAAGAAGTTCCCGATCTATCTAGCCCGGCGTCTGGGACGGCCCGAGATCCATGATCGGATCACGGAAGCCTTGGGGCCGAGGCGCGCCCGCGGCGCCAGCCTGCTGCTGACCACAGGCGCCATCCCCCGGCACGTTGCTCTTCCACCGGAATATCGCGCCATTGCCATCACCGATAGCCTGATCCCGGATGATCAAGGCGTCCAGTTGGACAAGGCGATCCTGCGCGGGGTGCTTCTGGGCGTTGGGATGCCGGCGGATAACGGGCCGCTGACCCACAGTGCCGACTTCGACGTCGTCACCGTCCACGGGAAGGAATATCGCTTCCAGGGACAGAAACAGCGCGACGTGGTTCGCCAACTGGTCGAGGCATTCCACGCCGGTCAGCCGCAATGCCTGACCGCCAGGGTGCTGGAGGGGGCTGAATACAGCGACACGGTCAACACGCTGGCCAAGGCATTCAGTGGTCGCAAGGACTGGCGGGATTTCATCGCCGAGGACGGCGGTTCGTGCTGGATATATCTGTGATCTGAGCATATCGCCCTCATTTCGGCCGCCTTCGGGCGGCCTTTTTTGTGCCCGAACGGCATTCCTACCTCCGCTCCTTCCTTCCTCCTTCCCGGCTCCACCCTCGACCCCAGCCATCCTTCCCGCAGGTTTTCGCACCTGCCCGAAGGATACGGCGATGATTGTCAAACACCTGAACCAGATCGAACTGTCCCGCCGCTGGAGCATCAGCCCGCGCACGCTGGAGCGCTGGCGCTGGCTGGGCCAGGGGCCGCGCTATCTCAAGATCGGCGGACGCGTGGTGTACCGGCTGGAGGACGTGGAGGCTTACGAGGCCGAGCGCACCCACAGTTCCACGCCCCCCATGCTGCCGCCCCCGGCCGGCATGTCCATGGAGGCGGCGCGATGAGCATCCCCAACCGCCCCAGCCTGGCCGATCTGGCACGCATGCCCATCGGCGAGATCGTCGCCCTGTCCGGCGAAACCCTGGCGCTGCTGCAGGAAGAAGCCGAGGAGAACCTGCGGCGCGCCAAGACCGCCAAGGACTGGCTCGACGGCGCCCTGGAGCGCAAATACGGCGCCCTGGCGGCGGAACATCGCCGCGTGGAAGGCAAGGACACCGGCACCGTTCGCTTCGACGACGGCGCCGTCACCGTGGTGGCCGATCTGTCCAAGAAGGTCGAGTGGGACCAGACGCAGCTGGCGGCCATCGTCGAACGCATCCGCACGGGTGGTGGCGAGCCGGGCGAGTACGTCGAGACCTCCTTCAAGGTCTCGGAACGCAAGTACGGCGCTTGGCCTGCCCACATCCGCACCGCCTTCGAGGTTGCCCGCACGGTGAATACCGGCAAGCCGACCTTCGTGCTCAAGCCCAACAGCCCCTGAGACACGGCGGGGTGGCCCGTTCCGCAAGGGCGGGCAGGTTCCCCTCCGGCGCCCGGTCAACGCCCCGCCGTCCCCGTTCCGAACTGGAGATCCATTCCCATGGCCGTTCGCATCATCACCGCCGACGAGCGCCTGTCCGCCGCCGGCAACAAGACCTCGGTGGCCATATTCGGCCCGCCCGGTGTCGGCAAGACGTCGCTGCTGAAAACCCTGCCTCCCGCCCAGACCGTCTGCCTGGACCTGGAGGCCGGCATGAAGTCGGTGCAGGACTGGCCGGGCGCCAGCATCCCGGTGCGCAGCTTCGGCGACTTCCGCGATCTCGCCGTGCTGATCGGCGGCCCCGATCCGGCGGTCGATCCCAACGCCTATTACAGCGCCCAGCACCACCAGCATGTGCGCTCGGTGTACGCCGGCAGCGGCGTGGAGGAATTCCTGGCCGCCATGCCGGTAGTGTTCGTCGATTCCATCACCGACCTCACCCGCCAGGCCATGGCGTTCGCCAAGCAGCAGCCGGAAGCCTTTTCCGACCGCACCGGCAAGCCCGACGTGCGCGGCGCCTATGGCCTGCTCGGGCGCGAGGTGATCCAGGCCCTGAAGCACCTGCAGCATGCGCCGGGCAAGACGGTGATCTTCGTCGGTGTGCTGGAGAAGGTCACCGACGAGTTCAACGCCTCCACCTGGCAGCCGCAGATGGAGGGATCGAAGGCGGGGCGGGAACTGCCCGGCATCGTCGATCAGGTCATCTCCATGCACCTGTTCTCGCAGGACGCCGAGAGCCACTGGCTGCTGGACGAAAAGGCCCCCGAGCGGCGCTTGGTCTGCCGCTCCGGCAATCCCTACGGCCTGCCCGCCAAGGACCGTTCCGGCCGCCTGGACATGACCGAGCCGCCCGATCTGGGCGCCCTGCTTTCCAAGATCAACCGCATTCCCGCCTGACCCTAGGAGACTTTCGCCATGTCTTTCGACTTCAATGACGCCCAGCCGCAGATGATGCCCTCGGGCGACCTGATCCCCGACGGCACCTTCGCCAAGATCCGTATGACCATCCGCCCCGGCGGGGTCAACGGCTCGGTGCCCATGGATGCCGGGCTGCTGAAGGCCGCATCCGAGAGCGATGCCAAGATGCTCGACTGCGAATTCACCGTGGTCGAGGGGCCGTTCGTGCGCCGCAAGTTCTGGCAGAACTTCACCGTGGCCGGCGGCAAGCTGGACGACAAGGGCCAGTCCAAGGGCTGGAACATCTCGAAGGCGTCGTTCCGCGCCATGGTTGACAGCGCGCTCGGCCTCAATCCCAAGGACATGAGCGAGGCAGCCAAGGCCAAGCGGGTGATCCAGGGCCTGAAGCAGCTCGACGGCATCACCTTCGCCGCCCGCATCATGGTCGAGCCGGCCAGCGACCCCAAATACCGCGACCAGAACCGCCTGGCCAACGTGGTGCTGCCCGGCGAGCCGCAATACGAGCCGGTGATGAAGGGCGAGGCGGTTGAACCGGATCCCATCAACGCCAAACCGCGCAAGCCGGCCAATGCCGGTACCGGGCAGAACGCCCCGGCTTGGGCCACCGACGCCGCTCCCGCCCAGGCGCCGCAACAAACCAACGTGCCGTGGACCCAGCAGGCCCCGGCGCATCAGCAACCCGCCGCCCAGGCCCAGCCCTCGGCCGCCGGCCCGGCTTGGCTCAATGGCTGACGGAGCCGCCGTCCGTCTCCCCGGCGGGCGGCTTCCCCCATGACGGACGACGAATGGCAGGCGCATGTGACGCGCCAGGCGGCAAAGGCGATCGGTGAATGGCTCGAAGCCCGCGGAAGACTGCACCAGCCCATAAGGGTTCTCGCCATGTGGGAACTCGAGGCCATGGCCCAGGCGGCCATCAGCAGCTTCGTGGTGCTGGGCTGTTCGCGGATCAAGGACGAACCGGGCGAACACCCGGACCTGACCCGGTTCTTGCTGGCCTGACGCTGTGCGCGGTGTGCGGGCGGGAAGCCCGAGGCTTCGGCTACGTCCACCGCCTGCGCCACGACATCTACCCCCATTACGGCTTCTGCTCGACGCGCTGCCAGCAGGCTGGCGCCGAAATCGCCCGACGGAGCAACGGTATGATCGACAAAACCGCCCGCGAAACTCAGGCCATCAAGGATGCCCGTCCGCTCTTCGCCGAGGCGCTGACGGCGCTGGGCCTGATGGAGCATTTCTTCAACCGCTCCGCCGCCGACATCGACCGCCTGATCGAGGCCGCCGTCACCGGCTACGTGGACTCCATGCAGCGGCAGGCGGGCGTCAAGGAGCGGCACGGCACCGCTTTCGACGACCCCATCCCGTTCTGAGGCTGCCGCCATGCTCGATCTCAACCATGGCTCCGGCTGCCAGTACCAAGGGCCTGCTCGCGATCCCGGCATCACCATGGCGGTGAACACCGCCATCGATGCCGCGCTGGTCGCCCGCTGCCGCTACCAGGCGGCCCGCCAGTACGTCAGCACCTCCGGCATCGGGCGGGAATGTTTGCGCCAGATCCAGTACGACTATCTCGCCGTGCCGAAAGATGAAGGGCGAGATTTCGAGCCGTCCACCTTACGCATCTTCGAGGCCGGCCATCGCGGCGAGGACGTGGTGGCGGCTTGGTTGAGATCGGCCGGCTTCAATCTGCGCACTGAGCGCCGCGACGGGCGGCAATTCGGGTTCTCGGTGCTGAACGGCCGCTTC